ACCTAATGTTCTCATATTAACTTAACCCGGTATTAAATTGCATCACATTCACTCGGTTTTGAACCCCGCTCACTAAATCTAGGGCTGTTCCGCTGAGTGTTCCTGCTGTTGAGTTTATATGAATTCCCCCATTAAATGCAACTTCTGTTTTTTGGTTGTTGCTAATATTTTGCGGTTGAGACAAACTTTGCATTGTAGCAAAAGTGTGCTGATTAGCGTTTAGTGCATTTGCTACTGCATAGCCACCAACTGGCGTATTCAAATTGATAGGCTTGCTCTGAATAGATTTACCTTGTTTAGCTAACTGAATAGCCTTTCGCCCTGTATTATAGTAATCAGATATTTTTGTTCCATTCCCATCTGAGCTATCTATACCTGAATTTGCAAAAGCTTTCGCTCCGCCAGCTCCTTTCAAGTGAGCAGCCATAAGCAACCCTGCTTTATGCTCCGCAGAACCTTGATAAGTAGAGCCTAAATATCCAACATTCTTATTCATAAGAGCTACGATTGCATTATCTTGAATACCTTTATTGCTTAAGAAAGCTTCTCGACCACCTTTAATAGTCCAGTTGCTTGAATCTGCTAAAAATGCCTTGTGAACATCAGCATCAGAGCCATTAGATAATCCTTTACCGTGTTTTCTTACTGCTGCTCTATATTTTGCATCATCAATTAACCCTGCATCAACTAATGCGGCCGCACCAAACTGATATAATCCTAAATAGCCGTATTGATTTTCCGCCCTGATGTTTCCACCACTTTCACGCTTCACCATTTGAGCAGCCAATGCCCCTGTTTCTTCTTGTGTAAGACCTTTAACAGATTGTTGCCCCTCAAAGACAAAATTTCCTTTACTAAATCCTTTCTTGCTATCCATCAGTTTGTTCTCATTACCGGTAGGACCAACCTCATCTGGGTCAAATCCGCCCCAGATATTCACAAATCGAACAAATCCATTTTCTACCCTTGTAATGGCGTTATCTGCAAAATTAACAACCTCATCGACTGCTTTCTCAGCATTCTTGGCAAAATTCCCTGTTACTTCTTTAAGAGCTTCTGAGCCTGTAATCTCGCCATTCCAATATTTTTTACCCGTATTGACAGCCTCTTCTATATTAGTAACGCCAGCGTCTATTATTCCACCGACACCTTTCAGTGCATCACCAACAATATTATCACCAACAAAATCTACTGCGGCATTAAACGCGTCTTTCCCTAACTCTTTTGCTGCGTCCCACGCTGCAACAAATTCTCCATCAAGTAATAGGTTGATGACATTTAATACTTTATCTAGTGCAGGAAGAAGCGAGTTATATATATCTTTCGCCACATTTTTGAAACCTGTTGCCAAGCTATCTATAGACATCTTCCCATCTTTGGTAAAGCCTTTAAGTTCTAGCCAAGACTTAGCAGCATTAACCGCGTCTTCCCAAGATTTATAACCGGTTAATAAATCGGCAAACGCATTTTTCAGGTTGCCAACGGTAAAATCTGCATCAAAAATCCACTTCTTAAATAATCCCCAGTTAAATAGAGATGTTCCGCCATTTGCCCATTTTTGGTAATCATCATAAAGTAATCCAAACGTAGCCGCCAAGCCCGCAACGATTAAAATCATCGGTAAGAATGGAGCAATAAACGCTAAAGCAGCACTTGCACCGCTAATAAGCATTGGGATTAGAGCAATAGAGATCGCACCTGCAATCCCATAAAATACCCCTTTTACAAGGTTTTCATTTTTCTGCAAATATTCAAAAAACGCATTAGTTGCATCGGCAATTTTGAGTAATACCGGCATAGCGGCATTGGCAATCATCAGTTTTAAACCTTCAAATTGCTGGTTTAAATAGGCGGTTGCCGCAGTCAGTTTGCGTGCTGTTTCAAGGTCTTGCTGGTTGGATTTGTAGATTTTAGCGGTTTTATGCAAATGCTCTTCAAGACCTTGTCTGCCTTGTGCCAGCATTTCAAACGTGCCTTCATCAATCCCCATTTGTTGGGCAATGCCAAAGGCTTTTACTCTATCCATTGAGCTGAATTTGTCTGCCAATTCCAGCATAATGTCTTCAAGTTTTTTTGCTTTTTGTGAGCCGTCTAATAGGTTAATGCCAAGTGCATTAAAAAATTGAGTAACAGAGGTATCACCTTGTACAGTTAAACGGGTAAGACCTGCAGAAAGGTTATTTAGATAACCGGTTAAACCCTCTGCTGAACCGCCTGAAAGCTCTGCTGCACCTCTCCAACTTGCTAAAGCACGGCTTGTCATACCGAGGTTTTTAGACGTAATATCCAGTTCTTTGTTAGCTTTGGCGGAGTCTAAGAATAACTTATCAAAACCTATACCAAAGGAAATCATTGTTCCTACTGCACCAACAATCATTTTGAAGGCTCTGATTTTTTTTGTAAGTCCATCAAAAGCTTTTAGCAAGTCTTGAACTGATTTGTCATTTTTCTTGGTCTGTATTTCCTGCTCTTGCAGGGCTTTAGTCGATTTTTTAGTGGATTTTTCGCCTTTACCCTGCTCAGTATTGAGCTTTTTAGTGCCTTTGGCGGCACTTTCAGCCGCTTTCCCGTGGTTGTCTAAGGCTTCGGTGTTTTTATTGACCGCTCCCTCTAAACGTTCCAATAGGGATAATAACGGCTTTGCTACTGCCGTAAAACTATCATTCGCCGCAATCTCTATCGCTAATGTATCAATAACATCTGACATTATTTATTATCCCTATGGTTGTAAGTATCCACGCTGAACACTTCGATTAGATCTAGAGCATCTTCCAGCCCATAAATAGTCTGTAATTCGTGCAAGGTTGCCAGCTTACTACTTACCACAACCCCAACAACCGAACTTACATTCACATACGCAACAGCATTGCTTTCTTTACTTACTCCGAGATCGGGGTAAGTTCGAGATCCAAAAAATCAATATGCAACGCAAACGCCTCTTTTCGCAATTTCCAAAGCGTTGTGATGTCACTCACATCACCAATCGCTAAATCAATCGGTCTGGTTGAGCCGCTATCCATCACGATTTCTACACAATCCAATAGTTCATCTAATAACGGTAAGGCTTTTTCTTCCGGAATCTGCTTAAAAGCCGCTAGTGCAACTCTTGCCATTCCCAGCATCCCTTCCGAAGCTGACGGGATACCTTCCATTCCACTCGCCAAGGCAAGTAATGTACGAGAAGCCCACTTGTCCGCTTTGGCAATCGGCATTTCCGTAATCAAAAACGTCGTGCCTGCATCTCGTCCCTTTTCAATCGTGATTTTTTTTGTTTTTAAAGCCATTTTTTTATTCCTCTGAGGTGGTTAAATATCTAAGAACAGATCCATTTGCTGAATTTACCCTATATCTTTAAAATTCAAGTAACAGCTGTTCCATTCTATCTAGTCTCTCTATGCCAATTTCATAGGTATGCTTTTCTACTTTTCGTTTTTGCAACGCTCGCCCAGCCTCACTGCCACGCTTTTTTGATTCACTTTCATTTTCTTCTAAGTTTTCACGTTGTTGGCGGATGTCCTCCCATTTGGCAATGCCGGTTGTCCAATAATCCCATAGGACTTCGTAACACTCTGTTTGATAACGAATCAGCTTTTCTTTGATTTCGGGATTTACACGAGAAGGATTTACACCAAACAGCCAGCCATTAAGGTAATGTAACGGCAAACAAACTGCTTCTTGCTCACCACCATTTGAAGGTATTCGTATAACACGAATACCTTGTGAAAGTACTTCATTTCGTTGTAATCGCTCAAATTGAGCGTGCCAAACTAAACCGATATTTTCTGCCACCTGCTTCATTGGTACATATGGCTTATCATTTTGATTGATAACTAAAATGTCTGAACCAAAAAATTTTGCTTTTAATGCTTTCATTATTTTTTCCTTTTATGAATTTTGGATAATAAAAAACCCGACCATTTCTGATCGGGTTGTGAATTACCGCAACATTCCTACCTTGTTACAGGCTCGTAAACTCACGATTTAAAGCTGTTTGGGAACATTAAAGGTTAAATATCTTCCGCACCGTTATTCACGACTTTGAATGAATAGGTCGCAGATTCAAGCAATTTCTTCGCATTCGTACCGCCCGGAATGTTCACTAAAAAGCCGGTTGCCGAATAGCGTTTGCCGATAGACGGAATTTCGCACGAGAATTCAAACGGCACAGTTTCTTGGTTGTTGTTGATATGGTTAATCACGCCATCAAAAAAAGAACGGCTCGGGCTGTTGGCTTGAAGTTGAATATTTAAATCGACTTCATAAGGCGTAAATCCGCCTGATTGCACACCATCAACGCCGATCACGGTTTCGCCGATTGCACCTTGCCCGAAGTCAAAGGCATTATCGGCGGCGTATCCTTCCATTTTGACCCACGATTTGTTATAACCCTTTGCCCGCACAAGTAGAATGCTGTTTGCGGCGGTCAGAGTTTTATCAATATTTGTACGCATATAATTTATTCGTTTCCTTTTTTTGCAAAAAAGCGGTCGAATTTGACCGCTTGTTACTGTTATTGAACGTTAATAGAAGCAAGGTTAATGGCGTGAACACTGCCGCCGTCGGTGTACCATAACTTCATCGGCATTGACTGGCGTTTACCTCGCACCTGTGCCGAAGTTTTGCCAATATAGAGTGAATAACCTTGTGCCTCAATTTGGGCGGCGGTATCCATTCCGGTGTCTTTATTGATTAAGGCTTTTTGCTGTTCGCTTAATGCCACACCAATTTGGATAGAGCCGAAATCTAACGCCTCTTGAATCGGATCTTGACAAGCCGCACGTTGTAAAGCCACGCCGAGAGCGTTATATGGCACAGACTTCGCCGAAGTAAGCAAGGTAATCAAGGCAAGTTGTAATTGGCTATTCAGGCGAATTTGATTGATGTAAGCGTCAATCCATTTCCATTTGCCGGCAATCTGACCCGGCGACAAGAACAAGAAGCGGTCGTTTGCGGTTGCCCAAGCTCCATAATAGTTGTAGCCGTTATCTTCCAAAATCTGTGCAACAGTGGCATCAGTTACATCGGCAGTTAAACCGGCTTGCCCTTTGAATTTATAAGTAATTCGTCCTTGTCGTTCGGTGAAATCAATAGAAGCGGTTGCACCACACACAAAAGCGGCTTTATCTAGTCCGCCATAAATAGCAACTGTGCCGTTATAAGCAGATTCTTTTAACCACACTCCGAAACAAGTGTTATTACCGGCTTGTACCGCACCGGCTTCTTTGCCCCAAGCAACATACAAGAAACGCTGATCTTGGTCGTTACTCCATTTCGCAAAGGCTTTTTTGTCGTCTAAACTTGGCTCAAATACGGTGGTAAATGTTGCCCAGTTTAGAGTGGATTTGATCACCTGCTGCATTGTTTCAGCCGGCGATGTTTCAGCACTACCTTGGGAAATAACCGCACCGGCTGATTGCGATAAGCCTAACTTGTCTGCAACATCACCGGTTGCGAAAGTGATCGCAGATGATGAACCTGTTGTGCCGGATGAAATCTTGAATGATTGCAACTGCGGATCAAAAGAAACCGTTACATCGCCCAGTGCAGAAGAAATAGTTTCTGCCGCCTGCGAAAAACTTTTTGATGAACGGAGGTTAATTGACGAAGCGGTCTTCTCTACACCATCAATATTGATAGTAAGAGAACCTGAAACCGTTTTCAATTCTTCCAATGACAACCCTTTTACTGAATTACCAACCAAGAAAGCCCCTTCTGCTGCCTCGTTGTAGACAAAGAAAAACAGTGTGCCGGGTTTGATGGTTGAGTTGTCAAAGCCTTTAAAGTAAACTGCCGCCGCCTGATACTCTTCTGAGGCGAATCCGAAGTATTCCCCTACCGCATCAGCAGTCGCAAACGGTACGGCTTGAGCAGTCGGCAGATTTTGATTTTTGCTTAAAAACACGGCATTCATTGAGAGTGGCGAACCACCGGCACTTAATACCGCAGGACTGATATTCACAATCCGGGAAGCAGGAATAGATTGAAACATAGCTATGTTGTTCTCCTATAAAGAATGAATAGAAATTCTTGGGTTGGTAATAAAATCTTGTTCGTGAGTGATCACAGGGTTGTAGGTTAAATATGCCGTTACCATATATCTCTCCTCGTATTCGCTGGCTTCATTGGTAAACGGCAAATATTTCGGTTCGTCACAATGAAGCGGCTGGCAACGCTCCAATCGCTCACAGGCGTATAAATTCCGCCATAATGTGCAAAATTTCCGTGAAATTTCACCGCTTGTCTCGCCGTAAAAGTCAAGTTGCATCTGAATTTCAAGGCTCTGCATCACTTCTACATTGCCTTCATCAATGCTGTAATCATAAGCATTAGTGGATAAGGCTTGTTCGTGAATAATATTCATCAAAATAAACGGCGGATTTGGTAGCGGTGCGTTATTGCTATAGCCTCGAATAACCTGATCGCCCTCTAAATGAAAAAGCCCGAGCAAATAAGCCCGGACTTCTCGATAAATATCATTATGAGTGGTGTTTAAGGTTACTTCTGCCGCCATATCACCACCTTGCACCAGTTAGGAAAACTTTCGGCAACGGATTTAATCAGCCATTCTGATTCCGTTTTTTCGCCAAAAGCCTTAAACACTAATTTATCCGCTCCCTGTTGAGAAAGGCGGCGTAGGGCGTGAATCTGCCCTGAAATATAAACATTAAGCAACTGACCCTGTTGGGCGAGACTGTCAAAAAGCTGTAAATCATTGGTTGAAAGGCTTTGAGGCTGAATTTTGACGTTGATTTCATCAAACTTTGCCACTCTTTTGCCGGTGTCATCCGTTTCTGTTCCGGCATTGAGTTTCAATACTGCCGGAATATTCGGATTGACTGTGGTGATCGCACGATTTGCGATTTGGCGTAGGTTCATTGTTCATTTACCTATTTCTTTGGAAAAGCGAATTTATTCGTTTTTTCACTTGATTAGAAATTGATCTTGGGGTTATACTGTTTTTGCTTGAAGCTCCTGCATCAATACGAGCGGAATAGGATTGATGTTCAGTAGCGGTAGTCTTGCCATCCCCCTTGCTACCTGCATCTTCAAATAACTCAAAGGCAGTAATAATCCAAGCATTACTGCCTTTTGATTTTCTAAGAGATACTCGGCATTTCTCGTGGTCGATTTTAAGTGCCGTTACGTTTCCTTTCTCGAACTTATCAACAGTCTTCCCTTTAGCAATGGTTTCCACGACATTCTTTGTCAGCATTTTGGTAGCTTGTTCATAACTTAAATTATCTTTTCTCATACGAGATTCAATAATGTGAGATATACCCATAGCACCTTTGGTTTTCCCACTGGCTTTAATTTTTCCAGTATCACCCCACTCAAAATCAATCCAGCCAAGTTCGTTATGATACATTGCACGATGAACAGTTCTTTTTTCTGCGATTGCGGTATTCATCGCTGAGCGACCTCGCCCGATATTCGCTTTCACAGACTTCATTGCAGATTGTGAGCCACCTTTCCCAAACTGCCCGGCCGCCCTCGGGTGTTTGCTTTCGTCCCACTCTTTGCTGTCAAATGACATTGCCAGCCATAAGCGATTAATCCGTTCAATGTGTGATTGTGTCAGTTGCACAACTACTCCTTATCTACAACAACATATGAGATGGATTCTGAAAGCAAGCCACTTGCAAAAAGAGGTTTGTCTGGGCGGTAATCTGATTTAGATTTATAACGCTTTTCTTTCGCTTTAATTGTACTCTCAGCTAATTTGGGTGTTTCTACTTTGCTTAGTGCCTCAAATACATCACCGGCGGCAACACTACCGACAAGCTCTAATGCCTCTTCTACAGAATGCCCTTGCTTTAATAGGTTTGAAATTTCTTTTTGCCACTTTTTCCTATTATTGGAGAAAGCAGGTCTAAAAAAAGGTCTCGGCTTAATGGTGATTGTATGAGCAGGAATAGTTACTTCTGTCGCAAAATTCGATTTTTTCTTGCTGACAAAGCGACTACCATTTTTCTGTGTCCATTCGCCATTTTTATCTATTTGTCGATAAATAGTCGCCTGTCTGGCAGGAACAGTAAATATTCCGCCGTACTCGTGAATCGCCGCAACATAAGCAACAGGCGTGCCATCATCATAGCGTTGATGTCCAACAATACCGACTTTAACCACCTTTTTATTTGCGTCTTTCACGGCTTTAATCCGTGCCTCCAACGCTGCTTTAAATTTTGCACTCACACAAACACCCCACCGACTTTCCGCACTGCTTTACGTTCCGGCAAACCGCCGATATAAAAACCACCTGCAGACCATTGTTTTAGCAACGCCCACAACTGCAAGCCATAGGGCGAACCGGCAAGCCAATGCTGCCAAGCGTTTTTAGTCGGCGGTGTTGCGAATGAAACGCTTACGCTACCCTCGGAAGCAGAAGCAACAATGCCACCACCGCTGCTATTTTGTTGTGCTGTGCCGTCTGCATTTATCACAACATTGTTGGTATGGAGTAAATGAGCGGTCATTAATCGCATTGCAATCTCTAACCGCTTGCCGTTTAATACCCAACTTGCTTTTAAATGTTCTTCCGCCACCTCCGCCCAAAGCTCGATTGTTGGATCGTCTAAATCATCAAATACAGGAAACATTGTGCGAAAGTCGGTGATGTTCATTGTTACTTACCTTTGTTGTTTTTTACTTTGGTGCCGGCATTCTCAGCTTGATAGTCAGACGGCGTAACCGGTGCATCTTTATTGTCTAACGACATATCCGCAGCCACTTTTTCAGCATCTTGTGCTTTGCCGTCTTCCTGCGCCACAATAAAACCATTTTCTAAATGCTGTTTAAAAATCGGGTTTGCTTTGAGTTGTTTAAGTTCTTCTTCCGATACCGAAGTGATAATCCCTAATGGTGTGATTAAACGGTCATTCGCAATCCCTGTGCCACCTTTAACAATTACGCTACCTTGTGGCACTTTTAAGCCGTTTGCACCGTCTGAATAAATGGTATAAGCATTATCACAAGTTAAGGTTGAATAGATATAAGGCATTATGTTTCTCCTGTTTAGGTAATAAAAAACCGCTCATAAAGAGCGGTCGTTTTTTGTTGTTTTTTTGCATTAAATGCCGGAAGCTCGATAAACAGCATAAGGGCGTTTACACATTACACCGGCAGTTGCGTTGGTGTAATCTTCCTTCACCATTTTGCCTTCAGGGTAAGCACCGAGAGCCATAAACTGTGCCGGTACGGCTTGCACCCAAACACGATTATCATCGTCCGAGCTGTCGCCATAAACTTCTTCAGCGTAGAGATATAACACATCAACGCCACCATTCGCTTTTACTAATTGCGGAGCAGTTGCTACACGACAATTTGGGTAAGTGTCTTTTAACCACGAAGCTACGCTTACGCCCATATCAGACACAACACCAAGATATACATCCGCACCGGTTGGTAATGCTAATACCGTTGGCGTAGTTTTTGGCTCAATAATGCCGTTTGATTGGGCGGCTAATTGCGAAAACGCAATGGTGATGTCGTTAGTAATTTCTAAGAACGTCTTAGTTGCCCATTTTGTGCCACCTGCTTTGCCGGTTGCAACGGTGTTATATGGCAATAATGCCGGATCGTTTAAGAAACCGTAGGTGCGAGAGTTGCCATCGTTATAGCCGTAGAAACCGACTTTGTTACGCTCAATATGTAACGCATTGGTTGCCGCCACACGTTTTGCAGCTGCACTGTCTAAACGCATTGCACCGGCACGGGCAGATTCTAATTTACCTACCGCAATGCCTTGTTCAAAGCGAATTACGGTACGGCGTGCAAATTCTACGTTCCAGTTTGCTAACGGAATTGGCGTTAAGTCGCCGTATGGTACTGCATTGCCTGTGGCTTCTAACACACCTTGAACGACTTCTTCATCGTGCCATTCGCCTACAGTCGTCATACCGATTAACTCATCGATTTTACGGGGTGCAGTTGCAGCGTGAACAAAACCCGGTAGCCACGCTTGCAAGAATTGAATCGGTGCACCGGTGCTACTTGTAAATACTCCGCCTTGCACATCATCCATTGCCCACGCTTGCGGTGCTTTATTTAAGTAGTCTTGGCTAAAGCCAATACCGATTTTTGCCAGTGCTGCAAACTCCTTAACATTTTCAGAGTCCATTGCAATTACCGGTTTCTGTGCCGCCATTTGAGTTGCAAAACGGCGACCGCTGATATGCCCTTTTTGAATTGATTTAGTCATCTATCATTTCCTTAATTTGTTAAACGAACTACGGTTAAACCGCCGCTACTATTGGTTACCGGATAGCGATAAATCACCGCATTCGGCACTAACTGTTTACCGCCTAAATTGCCTTTATCTGCAACGGTAGAAAGCTCGCCGGTAGTCGCATCGTACACAACAAAATCGCCGATCTTACACGCAGATTTCACACGAACGACGACATCACCCATCGTAACGAAATCACCACGACTGTGATCTGGCAATGCTAATGTCGGCTCTAATGTGCCTTTTTCTGTACCGTGTAATGGGTATTCTTTGGAGTTTGCCAAAATACCTGCAAACACCCGACCACTTGCAATTTCACCGCCTACTTTTGCCTCATTGGTTGCAGCGTCTTTAGTGAAAGCGTAACCAATAATGTTTTTTTGTGAACCCTCTGAGTTCATTACAAGGCTTTCTGCACGCATTGGGGAATCAAGATGAATATCACCCGGTACACCAAAGCCCTGTTCAATATTGATTTTTTGTTGAAATGTCATTTCTACCTACCTTATTGATTGATTTGACCATCAAGGAATGATTTACCGCTTGCCGGTAAGCCGTCCATTACACTCACTTGGTGCTGTTTATTTGCCGGCGTACGGTTTGCCATATAACCGGTAATCATCGCCATTTCTTGCCCTTTTGGGGCTTTTAAGCCTAATTTCGAGCAAGCATATTTAGCTACTGCATCGGCTGAGTCCATTGCTGATACATTAAACGACCCAGTAAATGCAGAGACTTTCTTATACAGAGCATCTCGTTCACCAATAGCTTTGATAGCACGACTGGTAATTTCCGCCGCATCCATTGCATTTGGTTCATTTGACTGCTTGTTGTCATCGTCCTTACCAGTTTCTTCCGGTGGCATATCGTCATCATCTTGACCGCTGCCACCTTCTAATTTCGCAATACGGGCATCTAAACGCTCGACTACATCAAGCAATTTGCTTAACACATCGCCTTCATCGTCTTGCCCCTCTTCATTAAATTCAGGTTCAGTCTCAGACTCTTGACTTGGCATTTCAGGCTCTTGCTCCTGCTCAGGCGTTGGCTCGTCATCTTCCGCACCACCTTCCGCCAATTCTGCGGCTTTGCTCAAAAGTGAGGAGGTTTCATTCATCTGTTTTGCTGCGTTTTCCAGCAATTCTTTTAATGTCATTTGTTTTTTCTCCATTATGGAATCACAAGTAAAAATAAACTGTTCGTGGTTTGGCTCAACATCACTGCTATCCATAACTCGAACATCTGCCCCCATTCTGCCTTTTTCGACTAAGGCTAAATGATTGCCCCTTAAATCCCGCTGGATATAGTCATATTTCTGCCCATTCCAAACACCGGGACTATGTTCATAACTGCACCGATAACCAAGAGAAAGCTCTTTCTTGCCATTCTCGATTTGTCGGGCAAATCGCTCTGAAAACACTTTAATGTTTCCGAATAATGTGCCGTTTTTGAAATAAACGTCTTCACCGATTACCCCGTTTACACCTTTCTTTTCAGCCGGTGTCATTCCCATTTCCTCACCGCCTAACATCGTGTGTTCGTCCACCCACGGAATTAAGCGAAAGCTAGGGATTGACTTTTCCAGCTCCTCAGCAGGGCGATAAACGGGGTAAAGTTGATTTAAATCCGGTGGTTGTGTGCCGTCAGGTAATCGAATTTGCGAACCCCGATAAAGAAAAACCCCCTCTTTGCTGAGGGGGTTGTCTTTCACTTCAAACCAACCGTTTGTGTCAATGTCTTTTTTGTCTTGTGCGAATGCACCAGGGTAATTGCGAATATCATCACAATCACCACCAAATGTTTCATCTAAGTAATCAGTCATAATTAATCAGGGAACCAGCCTCCGTTACGCTCTATTTTTTCTTCAAGCTCCTTCATTCGTTTTTCGTAGCCACGTTTTCTTTCTGTGTCCAAACGTTCGAATAATACCTGCGTTTCTGGCTCAAATTTACGAGTAAATTCCGCGCTAAATTCTTCAATTTCTCGATCGTAAGGATTGAATCCCTCGCTACCTTCATTATTAACATCATTGTATTTCTTTCTTGCCTTGTATAGGTCATTAAGGTGAGCTTTCGCATCGGATTTTGTCATGTTGTTTATATCAACATTAGTACGGGCTCCGTACATCCGGCTATTTGGTTCTTTTATGTTATTTTCGATAGGTTTTATTGGAGCAACATAATCAGGCGAAAAATGCTCAATTTCTTTAGCTAATTCAACACCCGGTGGCAAATACCATTTCTTTTTATCTGCATCCCATTTAGCTCCGTACTTTTTAGCCAGCTCACGCTGTTCGTAGGGAACATTCAGGTAACTTGCTTGTGATTTCTGAGCAGCAATGAAATCAGAATAATCTTTTCTGTGCTTATCTAATTCAGCTTTTTGGGTGTCCGAAATAACATATTCCTTATTAGAAACATAAATTCTATGTTCGCCATCCTTTTTCCCATCATAATATTTACCATTCCAATAAGGATTAGAATGCTTCGAGCGAATATCTGCATACCATTTAGGGATTGGTGGCGGATTATTGTTTGTTGATGCTCCCAAAGAGCTTACCTGCTCCTCATTTACAATTTTCACAGGAGTTAACCCAGCAGGAAGAGCCGGAATGCTTTTACCTTTTTTCTTAGGTTGATTGTTCGCTTTTTCCTTTTCAACAATATTAGCAACACTATTTGCAATATAGGCACCTTGCTCTGTTAGTCCATAAATATGCCTATCAGGATCGACTGCTTTCATCAAACCTGCTTTGACATAATCATCAGCAACCTTATTTAAGCCTAATTGCCTTACATCAAAACTTTCTCTTTGCCACGCAAATGTTGCGATTTCATTAAATTTCTGAGCTGAATATCCACCTTGTTTGTTAATCTTTTGCAATGCTTTTGCAAAATTAACGGTATCAGTTTCACTTATTTTTGAAAAATCTCTTGCTCCTTCAGTATTTCGTTGATGGGAATAAATCTCTTTAATTTGAGCAGAGAAAGGTTTTGACTTTTCCACCCGTTCTACCTTTGCTTGAGTACGTGATAAAGCCTTAATTTTTTCTGCTATACTTAGTGGTTTAGATAAATTTTCTAACTCAGCAATTCTTTTATCAACCTTGCCTTTCAACTTCAGGTATTCTTGCTGTACGCTTTCATTGTTTAAAGTCGCTACGGCACTTCGAGAGATATTTTCTAACGTCTTAGATAAACTTCGTAGTTCAGGCACATCCGCACTCTTAATCTTTTCCTCAGTTTTACGAGTTACTGTCTGAACGTTCTTTTCAAGTTGTTTCTTTGTTTCTAATGTTTCTCGCTGTGGCGTTTTTGGCCCATTAAAACTCTTACGAATTTCGTTAATTTTCTCGCCTTTGAATTTGCCACCCATACCGGCAATGATTCGACCTTCGTCGTCAATTTTGACCGGTGAGCCTTTACCTTTTTCGCCGTTAGGCTTAACTGTGATCCATTTATCGTCCATTGCGACAACCGAAAACAGTCTTTCAATACGGTTTCTATGTGATTGTGTGATGTTAATCATTTTCTACCTCAAAATCGAAGACAGGCTTCATACTGCACGCACAATTTGGCAAATGACCGGGCAAACCATAAACCTTTTCGCCGTACATATCGCCAATATAAGGCGGGTCATCAAACGAAAATACCCGACCGCTTAGTTTAACGTGTAAGGCTCTCGGCTCACGCCCGCCGCCTGAATGTAGCCATTTAAACTTCTTCACGCCCATTTTCTGCAATTTATGGGCTTGAACGCTGTGATACACTTTGCGAGTTTGATCGAGTGCAACCAGCTCCGCTTTTCGTTCATTTCCTCTGTAGAGTTTCTGCAAAAACGGTTTTAATTCTGCAAAACCTTTACCTTTTGTTGAAATGGAATGTGTCAGCACCTTTTGCACATCGCCCAAGTATTTCTCTGGCAAGGTTTTTATTAGCGATACCGCTTCAAGCGTGCCGGATTGGGTAATTTCTTTCAGTCTCTCATCCATAAAATCAGGATTAACCGTCAAATCCTTACCGACCTCTTTCAAGCTCATTTTGATAGTTGCGGTTGAGTGTTTGAGAGTCTCCTGCACCATTCTAGCGGTTGTTTTTTTGGCTAAAATTGCAAAAATCGGATTATACTTACTTAAAAGCCGACTAAACAAAATCCGCAACTGCGCCACAATCGAGCCGTTTTTTGGCAGGTCATCATCTTCGGCATAAGCCTCAAAGCAAGATTGAATACCATTTAACGCCTCTTTGTGCATTGCTCGCATTAACCGCTTAATGCTTTTGGCATAACGCTCGCCGGTTGCAGCATTGGCTATTAGCGGCTTGCCTTCAATCTGCTTGTTGTTCCGGTGCATTTTGCAGTTGCTCCACATTTACCGAATTAAGTAATGCGATTTCTTCTTCGGTTAAATCCAAATCTTCGCTGACATTGCCTAAATCATTAAAACCGGCTTCACGGTCTTTTACTAATACCGTTCGAGCATCAGCACCATCAATTACACCAGCCATAATTAGCGTAGAGTAAGTATCGGCTTTCAGCTTATTCAACTCTGCCAGCTCTTTTGCTGTTGGAGAATCAACCGGTCGCCAGTTAATTGTGGTATCTTCTACCTCATTACCAAATGATTTCATCACAAGCTGATGATGACGTTCTACAAACTCGGTCAAATCGTGTTCTTGAATACTCTCTAACTCTTGGTGATAGTTCTTCGCCTCTTCCGCACCAGTCGAAAATCCTTTCGGTGATGTGCCAAGTAATTTTGTTACCGGCACATTTGCAGCAGCGGCTACTATTTGATAGTTAGTCATAATCACTTCATCAAGGTCGCTCAATGTCGTGTCGTACTGGCTGAACTGGTCATCGTCTTTATCGCCAACCTTAATACCGTAGTTATCACGAGTTGCAATCCACGCTTGAATTTTTTCCCGATTGCCGTCAAAGTCCGCCATAAAAGCGTCCATATTGGTTTGCCACACGGTTGTACGTTTTGAGGTGACTAAGCCTAGAGATTCGTCAGTTGTTCGCTCCGCACTGTAAACCCGTTCCATAATCTTCTGCGGCGTTGAAATACCGCCATACATATAGACAGGCTTTAAAATATCCGGCACTTCATCATTGCGGAAAATCATCAAGTGCGAACGGTGGTATTTTTTACCGTTGATTTGCCAATAAGTCGGCTCGTAGAAATGCTGACTTGCCGGGTTATTCAACTCACCGCCGACCAAGATAGGCACACACCAGTAAGGATCGATTTGAATAATCCCTTTGTAGCTGTTTGGTTCTACACCGTCTAAATTAAACGGTTTTTCATAAAATTCAGGATCGCTTGACTCAATGTCAAACAATGCAATCCGCATACCAAACACACGCCCTAAGCGTACAAATTCTTCACAATGCCAGCGGATACGATATTTTTTATCAAAGCGTTGAAGTAGCTTGATTGTTTCGTCTGAGATTTCATCACCATTGATAGACACTACATCAAAACCGTTTCGGGTTGCATCTCGTGCCGGTACAGAACAAGCCTTACCAACAAGCCAGTTTTGCGACAAAACCGCACACATCTGATAGCCAATGAATGCCTTTGAAGCATACCAATCCGCCAGTGCCACACTAATTGCTTCGGGATTTCGCACCAACATCTTCAAGCGTGATTCACTATCGCCATCTTGACCGGCAGAAAGTGCGGTATTAATTTCATTATTTCTCTGAACGATATTCGCCAACACATCAAGAAACAATTTAGACGGCTGCCCACGATAGAATTTACCGTTAGCCCAATAGGATTTAGGCTCTTCTATTTCTTGTTTTGGCTCTTCTTTTTTAAACCAACCAAACATATTTCTCTCTGTAATAAAAAACCGCCTGTATTGCTACAAGCGGTTGGATTTCAATAAAATTTTGCAATTAACCAAAATATGAAGACCCTTTCGCCAACAGCTCTGCATAAGCACGAGAACAAGCGTCTATGCGGTCATCGTGATTGCCATTCGGGAATAATCTCATTTCATTGATCAATCCCTCATTCCACGCCCCTTTAAGCATTTTCACGTTACCTACATTCACTTGTGAGGCAAACGGCTCGGCTCGGGTGAGCTTGTCGCCACTCTCAGGGCTGGTTTTAACGGGATAGCCTTGTAGCATTCGGGTTAAATACAGGGCTTGAGTTTTCCCAGCTTGCCCCGGGTCTTGTGGTAAGCTAATACGCACACTTTTCCCGTCTAAGGCTGCCGTGTTGCGGATCATATTATCCCGTTCGTCCGGCCCTAAATCGCCGTGTGCAATATCTGCAATGATCAGCGAACCATCTTCGCATTTGCCGAGCTTAACACCGGCGGTCGGATCTCCGCCCACTGTTGCCCCCAAGTCCCAGCCACGCACCCATTTGATTTTACCTACCGGCAACGCTTCAATGATCGGCATTTGCGTTGGCTTAAATACACCGCCGTCAAGTGGTGCTGGGCGTTGCATATATTGACCGGCAAACATATAGGGAGCTGCTTGTTCCATTTGGCGAAGTTGCTCAATACTGTGCTTCTCCGGCCATAATGCTGAACCGTCTTTCTGAATAGCAGGCAAACACAACAATTCCCACTCTTCACCGTTTCCGCCGTTTAATAACCAACCGGCTAAATCGTTCTCGTGCAGGCGTTGCATAATCACGATAATCGGCGTGTTTTCCGGACTGTTCTTACGGCTCTCAACGGTATTCTGAAACCAATCAATCACATTTTGCCGCATTACTTCGGAGCGAGCCTCATCAGCTTTATGCGGATCGTCTATCAGAATTGCTCCGCCAAAACCGGCTCGCTCTTTACCTGCACCAAAACCGGTTATCGTACCGCCTGCACCGGTGGCATAGAACGCGCCGCCTTGTGAGGTTGTCCAATGGTTTTTTGCTTCACTATCAAGTGTGACATTCGGGAAGATTTCTTGATAGGCTTCGTGTTGAATAAGTGAGCGGATATTTGAACTATTATTAACCGCAAGCGTAGATGAATAACTAGCGTGAATAAACTCGCAGTCCGGCACTTGTCCAAAGCACCACGCCACGAAATTCACAATCGCAATTTCTGTCTTTGAATAACGTGGTGGAATGTTGATGATTAACCGCTTACACTCGCCACGAAACACTCGCATTAACGCGGCACAAATCAATTCGTGATGTAGTGCTTGTAGCCATTGATAACCCCGCTTTTGCTGAAACATATAGCGAGTGAAAAAATAGAGATCGGTTCTTGCCAGTTCAGCCGCCACGATTTTTTGTGCTGCACTAAACTGAAACATAACTACACCTTTTCTAATAATTCTTTGGCAATCGCCCTAAATTCATCGTTGGATAGGTTGATGTTTTGGCTGGTAACAGTCCCTGAAACCTCTTGAATTTGCTTATCACGCCATTTATCAGGCTGCCTATTTTTGAGCCAAAAAATGGCTGATGTTGGATCTGGCGGATAATGCTTAATCAAAGGCGTTTCAACAATTTGATTATCAATCACTCGAATATCAATATCTGGAGCCTCATAGCCCAATGCTCTTTTATAAAGGCTGTTGGCTACATTCGCATCAGCTAATAACTTTCCTTTTTTTATGGACTCCAAGAATTCAGGATATTCAATTTTCCAGTTATTAATAGTAGATTCAGCCACTTCAAAAAAATCGGCTATATCTTTGTCCGTTGCGCCAAGCAGACATAATTTTTCAACTTGAGTAACGTACTCTGGTTTATATTTTGTAGGTTGACCACGTGACTTAGACGTGGATTTACCCTCGCCTTTTTTAGTCATTGGGTTAAATTCCTTTACTTCATTGCATTTAATAGATTAGCAATAGCATTAATCAGCTTTGGCGACACGAACGCCAAAATAGGGACTGTTACTGCTAGGCTTATTTGCCATAAACCATATTCCATAAGAATCTCCTTGATGGTTACGGTTAAAAATGTAATAATTTCCATAACTTGTTACTCATTCCGTTTCAATGGGTAATAAAAAAAACCTCGAACACCGCAAATGTTCGGGGTTTTGTTTTATATAAATCACATCACTTAGGTATTTCCTCGGGGTTTTGTTTTATATAAATCACATCACTTAGGTATTTCCTCGGTGTTTTATCCAACCAACCCCGAAACAATAACTAAATTATGTGGCATTTACTTTTTATTAAAACAAAAGGGAGCAATTAAGCTCCCATTCTCATTAGCGGCTTAATCCACCAAGTTATTTAAACCCTTGCTTAGTCTGTGCTTGCCACTCTCTAATACGGTCAATTTGACTCGCACACAAATCACGCTCTCCCATTACTTTAATGAGATACTCCACCGTATCGCCGTAGGTTTTACCGCTAAATGCTGTCCGCTCGCACGGCACAAGGTAAGCCGCAGGCGGATATAAATACTCAGTGCTGACGATTGTTTTGCTAGTGCAACCGCTTAATACTATCAGCCACACCATTAGGCAAATCTGCTTTAGCACAACTGTCTTGGGCGAGAATTGACTTAATCTCATTTTGAACAATCTCCACTTTGTTTCGCAGCTCATTTGCAATTTGTTGGCTTTTTTCGACCGCTTGTCGCTCTTGTTCGAGTATGTCGGTAAGCCGTTGATTGGCTTTTTGTTGCTGCTCAATAGTTTGGGCTTGCGTTTGGTTTTCGGCTCTTAAGCCATCAATCTGCTTGGACTGATGCAAAACCCAGCCGCACAGCCCTAAAATCAAAATGACGGCAACGAGATAAATATATTTGCTCATTTATGCCGCCATTAATCTTTGATAGTAGTTCGTACGTTGTGATAGCCCGTGAGTACCGCCGTTAATCAACTTGGTTACTTTCAACACATCGCTACCGTAATTTGCCAACTTGCGGCTTTGCCAATACCACACGGCAACCTGCACGCAAAGAGCAAGGTTATTCGTGATTTGGTCAGGGCTGGTAACTAAACTTGGTAATCCCTCCCATTTAGCAAACTCGATATAATTTGCCTTACCGGTAATTTGAATTAAACCACGCCCACGATATTTCCAACCGTCTCCGCTTTGTTCATTGCCGTTTCCCATACGGTTCGCATATACTCGGTTAGCAATAGCACGCTTATCTCGAGCATAAAGTACGACATTGTGTTGGGTAAAATATTTCGGAAATGTGGCTAATAATGCCGTAGCGGAATAATTCAAATTCTCTTCAAAGGTTTTATAACCGGCACACTCTACGCCACATTGAGCCAAAAACATTGCTTGCTGCTCTTTCGTCTTGCAACCGGCTTTTTCAATGTGTTTGGCAATTCCGGCATAAATTCCGTCAATCGCATTGGGGAACACTTGTTTAAATTTTCTTTCGCTAATTAACATATATCCACCGTTACTTATTCATCACTTTTTCGGTTAAAGCCGACATCATTTACTTCGATTTTTTTACGAATTAAGGCAAATAAAAATTCACGGATTTTCTCAGCTCCCACAAACCCAATCATTCCACCTGCAAAGGTAGATAAACTTTCGCCAACGCCAAAGTGGGTTAATAGCGACATACAAGAAAGCGTTAACGCTCCACAAATTGCACCATCAAGAAATCGCTGGCGATAAGTGCTTTTTTGTTGTAAAAACCACGCCCTGAGCATAGACATAAAAAAAGCCATTACAAATCCTGTAATGGCATTATAATTTTGCTGAATGTATGCACTAATTACCAGCCATACATTCGGATCTTTATCCGGCATCTTCATACTCCACCCCACTATCTCGGGGTAATAAAAAAGCCCCAAACATTTCTGCTCAGGGCTGTAAAATTCTAACCTGGTAAACATCATTTATACTACGTCCACCATTAGCACAAAATATATATCTAATGGGCACTAAAATCAAGGGTTAAATTGATATTTTTTTAATTTATTCGCAGAATGACTAGATGAAATCTTGCTTTCAAGAATATCTGCAATAATTCTTTCCGCTTTTTTGCATTTTTCTTGAATAATTTCTTTCCAACGTCTTTCTTTTCTACCCTCGCTGTCCCTTAGTTGATAATAAATAGCGATTTGCCGCTCCGAACGCCCGAACCAGTATTTTTGTTTGAGTATATCAGCTAACATTACGTCTCTTTTGGTGACTACCGTAAAAATCTCATTGATCAGCGTGCCGAGGCTATCGTTACAAACCTCTCTAGATGAAAGACTTTTAACCCCCTCCGCAGATTTCATCAGCCGGTAAATCATATTTACCCGACTTTCTAAATCCAATCCGCCAAATTCCCACGCCCCCCATAACCTTAGCAACTCTTCGATCCATTTCTGCTTTTCAGGCTCTAACCACTTGTTTTTAATTTTTCTAGGTAACACGCTCAAGCTCCTTGCACTTCGCTTTATAGACTTTGATTAAATCTTTGATTTGTTCGATAGTAAGTTTTAATGGTGGGTGGTCTTTACGCTCTAAAAATTCCACACGCTCAAGCCCGATTTTCTCAATCAGATTTACTCGATAATTCACAATATTGCCGTGTAGATGGTTATTACACACAGAGCATTGGCGATGTACGTTATCCTCATTAAATCGCAATTCCGGATTGCCACCGACCGTTTTATAATGACCTGCGTGCCATTGCCCTTGATGATAGCGACCGCAGGAGATACAGGGTAAATCTTTATCACGCAAGCGAATGAATTTATTAAAAACCACCTGCAAATCCTTTAACCACTCAGAACGGCTTTTCAATTTTTCCAGCCGTTTTCGTTGTTCCAAGCGGTCAATTTTTGCAATTTTTTTGCGTTTCGCCTCTGCCTTACGTTTACCCATCGCCATTGCACACTTTACCGAACAGACCTGCTGCGTGCTTTGGAATTTGATGTAATAACTTCGGCACTCTTTGCATTTGTGTTGCTTAGGTGGCTTATTAGCCATTCCAACCTCCTTTATCTCTTTTATCAAACCACTCAATGAAGAAGAGTGAACCGGCACATACGCTAACAATAGCGATAGTGATTAAAATTAAAACCAACTCATCAATCATTCTTTTTACCTTTTCTTATTTTGCATAGTTGCATTGTGCATATATTTATTTTATAATCCCTCACATCTAGAGGAGCGAGAAATGTTTAACTTAACCGAAGCCCATTTTAGAGATGAAGCTCTTTATCGGTTCTTCCAATATGGCGAAGTCAGCAGAACAATCCCTGCTAATCTCACAAGCGTATTAGCTCGCAAACTGGATATGATTAATGCAGCTGAAAAGCTGAATGACTTACGCAGTCCGCCTGCTAATCGCTTAGAGTTACTTGAGCCGAAACAGAACAACGTCTATTCAATTCGAGTAAACAAACAGTATCGATTGATTTTCAAGTTTGAAAACAATGAACTCTCTGATTTATACCTTGACCCACACAATTACGACCTATAACGGAGGCAATAATGATGCAACGCAAACCGACCCCGGTTGGGGAAATTCTCCAGGAAGAATTTTTAGCGCCACTTAATCTTAAAATCGGCGACCTCGTTGAAATTTTAGACGTACACCGCAACACCGCCAGCAACCTTGTGAATAACAGTTGCCGTGTTAGTCCTGAAATGGCATTTAAATTGGCAAAAGCCTTTGATACCAGCCCTGAATTTTGGCTCAACCTACAAACCGCAACCGATTTATGGGAACTCCGCCATAACAACCGCTTCCAACAAAGCCTTGATAGCGTAAAAGCCGTAAATCACTGGCAAGGTGTGCCTGCATTTGCTTAAATTATCCCCTACGCTTGACAAATTCCTCTATTAGGCGTGGGCATTTTTTCATACGGAAAAATCATTATGAACAACCTAACACTAACTAAATCTGATATTCTCAATAGAATTCCCGAACAATACCGCCACTTTATCGGTTTAAATGCAGATACATTTAGCAACGGGGCAATTCAACCTATGTTCAATTTTATTGAAGCATTTAACTTGTTCGCTTCTTTTGCCAAAATAAACAAAAAGGTAGAAATGTTTTTCTTCTCTACCACACCGGGCGAAATAATAAGTAATGCATTCAAAATAGCATTTACCCCGTTAAACCAAGCAATCCACATCACACAAGGCGACAATATCTACTTTAATCTGCACCTATCCAGCCAATACCGTAACGAACTTCAAATTGCAATGTATCTCGAAGAATTTGCTCACGCCTATATGAACATTTATGATGAAATACTGGTAAAAAAAGTGGTTGCGGCTATCTACGACAAAGTGCAATACGATGCGCAAACAGATTGTTATAAATT